TGCCTGTATAAAAATGTTCAGTTGTCGCCATTTGTTATTACAAACGATTTTTTATTTAATTGGCGAGTGGATTATCTGTATGGAACTACTGCTCCATAAATATCTGTAGCGTCTAAATAATTTTTAGTCCTACTTAAAGATTGATTATTTTGTACGTTAAGTCTCTTATCTTCTGCATATAGTTTTATTGCTTCTGGATCATTTTTAATTTGTGCCCATGCTTTTCTTCGAGCATCAAAAAATAATTTTCTAATTAATTTATTGTGTAAATAACCCGCCATTGGGTCCATCTCTCTTCTTCCTGAGTTTCTATCATTATGCATAGATTTTATGGATGCAAGAACTCTAGGATCTTTAGCTAGTTTATTTAATTTAGCTTCAAGATTTTGATCACCAATAGCTTTTTGGAACATCGATCTTAGACGTGGTGATTTACTAAGATCTATTCCATCTGGGGATGAATAAACTGATGTCCGCATGTCATAGCCACTTTCAAATAAAAGTTTTCTACCAGCACCTTGATCTAAATTAATAGAGAAAGGACTAAACATATTAAACATACGTGTAGGAAAATCCCAGTCTCTAATAGGTTTACCATTTAATAAATCATATTTAGTAGGTAATCCTCCTTCAGGATCTAGTCCTTCTGCAAATTGGTTTCTATTCCTTATTGATTGCCATATACCAGAATTAAGTTCTTTCATTCCGGGATTTAATACCTTACCTATCTCATTCCTGAGAGACGACATAGGCATTGTATTGTTAGCTAATCCAGCAATAATTGATTCCCAACTTCCAGGTTTTCCAGCAAATAAATCTACAAACTGCTGCATACCAGCCAAGTAAGATTTACTTGATACAGCCTGCATGACTACCACAGCCATCTTCTGAAGGTTATCTTCTGTCCACTCTTCACCCATTAATTGACTGTGATCACCAATATCAGCAACAGTGGAAAGTAGTAAGTTAAAAGGCTCAAATGAATCGTAACTAACCTGTACTCCACCAATACTTATAGTTCTTGGTTTATATCCAGCATCAATCCATAGTTGTCTTTTCTTTCTATCAGCTGGTCCGTTACCAGTAAGACCTCCATTCATAAAGTGAATAGATGCCATTGATATTATCGAACCACCCATTGCTAATCTTCCTAACTGTAAAGCTTTAGCATTAGCTAAATCTTCAGCTGTTTTAATACCATACTTAGCCACCTCTCCTAAGTTATCAGGAGTAGCAAATCGTATGTCGTTAAATTCTTTTACGAATAAATTAATTATTGGAGTATGTTTAGCAGTCAGTGTTAAACCGTTAACACCAGTTCTAGCAAACAAAAAGAATGGTTTAGCCCATGGAGCTTTTTCAAATGCATCTTGTAAACCTTTTGCAAATCCTTCTAAGTCAGTTGTAAGAGTTGCTTCTTTTTTTGCATATAAAGTAGCAGCATCTGTGATATTACCGTCAGCATCTGTTATGCCAGCATAGAATTTATTTTCTGCATTTTTCAATAATTCTGGAGTTATGTCTGTAATCTCTCCAGCATCAACTTGATTCATTGCAAAGCGCATAGCTTTTTCTTTAGCTCTTGCTCTACCTAATATGAAACCAAATGTTTCATCAGTAGCTTGCATTATCTTTGTTGAGTAAGTGAAGAAAGAATTATTATTCATAGCTCTAGCCATGTTCGCTGTATAGTATGCAGCCTTATCACCAAAGCTTGCTTCTCCACTATTTTCTATCCAATCACCAAGTATGTCCCAAGTTTCAGCTTCTTTAGAATATTCAGAATATCTAGTTTTAATATTAGAAACATCTCCTGACCAGTAAGAATTTAATTTACTTTTAAATAATGTCCATGCTTCAGGTATCGTTTGAATCATTGAGTTCATTGCAGCGAGAGAAGCACGTTGAGTAGTTCTATCTCCTGATAATGTCGCGCCTAATACTTGTGAAAATGGTCTTAGGAATGTAGCTGTACCAGTACCCATAATTGCTCTTACTGGAGTTTTAGGTCCACTAAGAACACTATTAATCATCATGCCCTGTAGTTCTTTAGTTAGAACACCAGTTTTTTTACGACCTCCAAAATAACCACCTTTTAAAGTCTTCTTAACCCAATTATCAAAGTCAGTTAAATTATGGATTTCATCAGACATAGATACAACTTCATGGATAGCTCTAAATAAACTATCGTCAGCATCTGTACCAGCTGCTTGCATAGCCACTCGCCAAGCATTCTTAGTTTCATCAATAAAATTATTGACTGCAACTTTTACATCCCTTGCACCTAATCCTCTAAAGTCAGCAGATTTAGTCATCTTAGTTAATTTAATCTGTGTTAAACCAGCAATTATCTTTTCATACATTGCACGAGATGGACCATCAATATCTGCAATATCTGCAATGTCCATTAGTTCTCTACTTGCAATGCCCATATCTCTGATCTCTCTCAGAAGAGAACCAACAATTAAATCAGCAGCTACTACGTTGGCAGATTTCCAAACTTCTTTACCATCAATTCTGTCCAGGTCAACATCAAACTGTCGCCAAAATTCCTCTGTGGTTAAATCAGTTGCATTTCTACCTTCAAGCATTTCTCTAGCTTTTTCAGCTGCATAACCCCATTTATCTGCAAGAGAAGTTCCTTCTTTTTTAGCTATGTTTATTTCAGCCTGAATCCTATCATCAGACATAAAGTCTTTAAGAACTCTCTCAACTTCTGCTTGTGCCATATCAGCACTCATTGCAGTTCTTTCTACCTGTACTGGTGTATGTAATGAATCTGTTGAACCATTACTAGAACCATAATCAGTAGCAATTCTTTTACGTTGATAATAAACATCAGCAGCCTTTCCATTTGATGTTGGAGCAGCTTGCCAAGAATCAGTTACTGGTTTGTTTTTATACCCACCGTATTGATCAGGTCTTAAAGACTGAGCTTGTAGTTGTGCTTTTTCACTTATTTGATCATTAACGTTTTTCTCTCTTTTTACCGCTCTGTTATATGCATCTTCTTGTCCATCGGTAACTACTTGGCTTTTGCCTTTACCTCTTATTTTCTTAACACCTTTACCTAATACAATTGCCACTCCATCAAATAAAGCTCCAATACCCATACCTTCTACAACATTCTTTAATGTCTTCATGGCAGGGTGATCTTCTTCTTGAGTAGATAAAGGAGTATCAATAAAGTTATAACGATCTCTCAAAATAGCTAGACCGTTATCTTCCTGTGAATATTTAGATATAACATCAGAGGTAGCACCAATAGCTGCACCTCTAATTAATGAACCTCCAACACCACCGATAGCAGTACCGACAGCACCTAATCCAGCAGCTTTTAAAGCAAGGACACTAGCTGGAACTAAAGAACCAAAGTGAACAAGACTCCGTAGAGCACCTCCCCACCATGTTTTAGTTTCTATTGGATTATCTTCATCAACAAACCAGTCATCCCATTCAGCGTTGTAACCCTCGTCAGTTTGAGACTCTTCTTCCATTTCACCACTGAACATATCAATAGTTCTTTCTGGAAGAGTGACGATAGAGGAAGCTGTATCTTGAAGACCACCACCAATGGCAGCTCCAATTTCTTTAGTTATTCCTCTAAGACCGCCACCACCTTCTTCATTTCTAGGATCATTAATTTCAGCTTGAGCTTGTTCCTGTTGTTGCTGTAGTTCAATTTCTTGCTGTTGTTGAAGAGCTTTGTATTTCTCTTCTTCGTCAGCTTGTGTTTTTAAATCAAGCTCTATATCGTCAAGAGCCTGAGTATCTATATCAATCTGATAATCAGAACTCATAATTTACCTTAGTAATTTTGTGCTTGTTTTTTAATAAAATCTTCTTCTTCGTCAATTTTGCTTAGTGGTTGAGGACCTTGGTACTCATTCGGGGTTTTACCCTTCACTGCGCTATAGACCCATTCTTTTCCGTTCCATACAACATAAGGTTTACTCTCTCCACCGGCTAAATCACCAATATGCTTAATACCCCCTAAGTTTCTGTTCGTGACTTTATACCAGTCACCAAGTTCCGGACCACCTTCTTCTGCGGTGTTAATTGGTTTATCTTGTAAGAATATACCCTGACCATGTGTACCATCTAATGGATAGTAATATCCATCAGCTCCTTTATAATCTCCAACACCACCAATCCATTCTTTATTACTTGTACCTTTACTAGCATTGTATTTCCATTCTTTACCATCAAATACAGCATAACCACTTCCAAATCCAGAAAGTTTCTTCCAGTCACCTTTATGTGGTTCAGCTACACCTAACGTTGGAGTTACAGGATAATCATCTCTTCCTGTCTTTTCCGTATATATAAACTTAGCTACATCTGGGTGAACAGTCTGCATCTCTAACCAAGTGATAGTTCCTTCTTCCTCTCCTTCACCAGTCTGTTTAAATGCTAAGAATTTAGCTCTAGCTAATTTTGCTGGTGTTGTAAATTTACCTACTAAATCCTGTTGATCTTTAGGTAATTTTTCAAAGGCTAGTACGACTTCAGATTTAATTGGTTCTTTTTCACCTTTTAATAATTTCGCAAGAGTTACTTGGTTATGTTGGATTACGGCGCCAGGAATACCATATCTATTACCAAGTTGTTTAAAAGCTGTAAGGACTTGTGTAGAACCAGCTGGTAACTCTAAAGCCTGTTTAATGTCATCTTCAAATCCAGGAAGAATTTTAGTATATGTATTATTATTAAATGCATCTTTTATCTCGCTTAATTTGTTGTGATCCATTCTTATATACTCAGCAGCACTAAGTAATTTAAGAGTATTAGAACTTTCTTGACTCCATTTATCAAAATCTCCGTTGTAAACTTTGTCCTTTAAAATAGCCATAGTTTTGGCATGAGCATCAGTTGGTGAACTTGCTGTTCCATCTCCTAATAGCTTTGCAAAAATACTTGGATAAGCTAATTCTGCTTGCTGTTTAACTGATACCCACTTTTCGCTTCTATTATCAGCATCTTTATCTTGTGTGTAAGTTGTGGCTAAAATTGGAATAGCTTCATTCATTAGAGCTTTAGTTTTTGTATCCATTCCAAAGTTATTACCAGCAGTGGCAGACGGCATATACTGTCTTCTTAAATTTATATCCTCTAATCTCATAACATCATCAACAGTTAATAATCCTAATCTCGCTTTTTTTTGAACTGTTGGTAGCCACTCAGCATCAAGACCAGCTTCTTTAGATATCATCTTAAGAACGGTTTGAGGAATATTTCCTCTCGTATGATCCCACCTAGTTTCTGGATTTGTATAGATATAATCTACTATCTCTGCTTTAGTCATCTCACCATCTGGACCATTTAATTTCCTAAGATCTGATTCATACTGTTTGCTATAATTGTCATCTTCTGTTTTCTTATTTTCAAATATTTTTGACTTAGCTGTTTCTAGTTTAGTTAGTATTTCTGAAGCCCATATAGAATATTCGTTGCCATAACCAAGCTTATCTAATAATGCTTTATTTTTATTATCCCCTTTAGCGAAGTTAGGTCCTAATAATACACTTTCAAATTTATCTGGATTTACAAGACCAGCCTCTACAGCCATTATCCCTAAATTTAAAAAGGATCTATTGACTTTTGCCATATTTACTGACCCATCTTCCTCAGTAAAATAACCTCTAAAATACTTAGTTTTTTCTGCAAAATTTTCTACTGGATTATCACTATTAAATGCTGTTACAAACTCAGCAACCATTTTACCTTTCGTAATAGTGTAATTCAGTTGAGTAAGTTTATTATTCTCGTTTGTATTATGAGTATTTCTTAAAGTGTCAAATGTGTCTTTTAGTTGACTTTTAACAAATCTGGTATCAAGACCACGATCTGCCATATTGCCTAAAATTGATGTTTCCCATTCTTTATATCTTTTTTGAAACTCAGCTACATCTTTAGCGGGTGTTGGGTATTTAGTTAATAAATGTTCTTGTAAAGATCCTGGCAAACTATGTTGTAAATGCCTAATAGACATAAGCTGTGCTCTAAGAAATTCAGCACCACTCCAATCCATAGTTTGAAGAGTTACATTATCTCCATCCTTAAGAGCTTTACCACTTACAAAACCTTCAAGTTCTCCAATTTTTGTTATTGATTCTAAAGCTGGTTGCCACGTTTTTACTTTCTCATCACCCAGATCATCCCACCCCTTTCTTTCCATCTCATCTCTTCGCTTTTTATTAAGAGCTGTGATGGCGGGAGCTAATGTTTTTACCGTACTTAATATTTCTTCCGGTAGCTTTTCTAATACCTCCGCATTTTTTAAACGAGTTTCATCATTTTTTTGTTCTAATTTTTCACGTCTGTCATAGCTTTCATTAACAGAGGTATAACTGTCTTTTAAACCTGAAGCCCAATCTGTAGCTTCATTGAAAATAAATCCTTGATATTTCATTATCAGTTCCCCCACCATCCGAATGCATTACCAGCACTAGCTACATTTCCAGCAATAGATAATGCTTGAGAAAAGGCTTCAGCTCCAACGTTACGCATAGCGGGTTGTGGTGGTGCAACATCTGGTATTGGTTGAAATGCAACCTTTGTAAATGCTTCATCTTTCATTGATTTATAAGCAGCAAGCTGTTTAGCAGATTTTTTAGCTAATTCTCTGTCATTTAATACTAAGCTTCTAGCAATTTTGGAAACATTTCGACCATACTTTGCATAGTCCAAAGTCGCTCTTCGTCTAGTAGATTGACCAGTCTGACCAGCAGCTGTTAACTTTCCGTAAGTACTATCTTGAAGTAATTCTCTAAATAATTCTGAGTACTTAAGTTGCGCTTCACCTCTAGCAAGATCCATCTGTTCTTGCTGATCAACCATAGTTTGTGCTGAACCAAGATTAGCGTTTTCTACATCTTCTTGATATTTAATTTTTTGAGCATTATAAATGGACATAGTTTGCATCCAGTTACGCTCTCTCCTTTCGTTCTCGGCTTTGTATCTTCTCCGAGCATTTTCATTAGCTGTCTTAGCAGCTGCTCCTAGGCACACGGCAAAACTCCATAAAGGGTAATTGATTAGGTCCGTGTTTTAATTCCCGTAAAAATTTGAACCCAAGGAATCTGAGTAGTTTTATATGAACTCTGTTTCGTTTATCAACGATATTCCAGAGCAACT